CAGCGTCAGGTAGTGTTACTACAACACTATGGACGTCTGCTGTAACATCATCATTCTTACCTTCTGCATCAACATATGATTCAATTCAATATAAACCATTATCTGGTTCATTACAAGAAATACGTTATTATGGAAATTTAGCATTAAACGAATCTAGTATTAAAGATTATATCATGAACCCATACTCTATTGAAGGAAACGGAGTCGGAAATGGATATGATAATTTAGCTTTTAGATTACCATTAGGCGGAGAACTATATACAGGTAGTACATCTGTTCATCCTAAAATTACTGGTTCTTGGACAACAATATCGTCTTTTGTATCTAACAGTACTGCTAGTATAAATTTAACAAACGGAAAATTTGTCTCTAATAAAGAAACATTTTTCTACGACCAAGTGCCTGCAGGTATACAAAACGCTGTATCAGAAAAAATACAAAACAAAAATACAGTATTACCATATACTGGAAGTGATAGTAATATACCTAACAATAAAGTTTTATCACCATATATTTCAGTTCAACAACAACCATCAATCAGTAGTTCTTACACCAACAATGTTGATTATGTTGAGGTAGCATTCTCACCTCAAAACGAAATAAACGACGATATCAACGATACGTTTGGATATTTCAACATGGGCGACTATATTGGTGACCCGCGTTATATACCATCTAGAAATACTAGTTACATGGATTTAAATGTGCTACGTGACAAATATTTTGAAAAATATACATCAAATTATAACATTTGGGATTATGTAAGACTTATCAAATTCTTTGATAACTCTTTATTTAAGATGATCCAAGACTTCGTTCCTGCACATACTGCTTTAGCATCGGGTGTTGTAATCAAACAACATTTACTAGAACGTAATCGTTATCCAACCCCACAAATAGATTTACGTACAACCCAATCCGTTTATGGTAGTGGTAGTACTCCAGTATGGAATAGTCCTAATGTATTTGAAGATATAACTATAACAGGCTCAATACGAGGAATACCATCAATGTTAGATGATCAAAGAATTTATATATCATCTACAGATTACGAATCATTTCCTATTGAACAAACAACGGGTAGTTCTGGTGGAGTTATGCCTCAATTTAATGGAACGGCATCTACTAATTTATATGTTAATATAACTCAAAGTTGGAGTGGTACTACACCAAGTTTACTTGGAAATGTAGCGTTTACTCAATCAAATCAAGATGAATTTTTTAATGGTGAATTTAGTGGTTCAGCAATTATAGCACAAAACGGTAATTTAAACGACCCAGACTGTGAAATATATTTAAGAGCTAATACAATAGAGACTCTATACAAACCTATTTTTTATAAATCAACTCAACTTTTAGGTTCAGATAATTCTCTTGGTTTATTTTTAGACCCAAATACATCACCTAACCCAGGTGAGATATATTTATATTGGGATTCAGGAAGCTTTACATCACCAACTTTTGGAACTGCATATTTACCTAACAATAATACTCAACAAACTCAATAACAAATATGCCTAATACACCAGTATTTACAAATGGAGTAAAATATATTAAAATCGCTAAACAAGATAGCGGTAGCGTAGATAATTCAATTGAATTACAAGATTTAACTGATATTAGAATTAAGTTTTCTGATATAAATAATCCGGTACAATATAATGTAGCTTCTATAACAGAATATTCAACATATTATCTTTATAGTATATTTCCATTAGATGTAACTTCATCTGCTGATCAAGAAATATTAGATTATAAAGTATCTGGTAGTTCAAATACTTTAACTGAAACATTAGATCCATCTTTTGGAATAATAGATAATTATACTTTAAATTCAAATACATTAAATTATTTCACAGCAAGTTCAGGAATATATACATTAGGGAATACTCCAAATGTTGTACTTAATATTACAAATTCAATAAGGGCAAATAATGCTGGAGGGGTCATATTGGGTCTTTATTCAATAGGAAGTAATATTGATGATATAGACTTAATATTTTATAATTCTTTTCCTAGTAATGGTACATTAGTTACTGGTAGCCTTACTGGTTCATTTACTCCTATAGAAGGAAGTAGTTATGGATTTTTTTGGCTAATTACTACCCCTACTACAAATTTTACTTCTAGCTTAATCATCACCCAATCATTCGCTCCTGAATCTTCAAACTACGATATAGTTGTACTTGAACCATATTCTGGTTACAATTTCTATAATAGCGATTGCAACGTTATCCAAAACAATGTTGATGCAAATAACATTAGTGAACTATTTATGGACGTTGATTTTAATGGTGGTCAAATAGTAGCCCAAAACCAAGCAGCTATATTAAGTGGTAATGCCTCTCGTGCTCAAGTACAACCATGGAACTATTCATACCGTTCCCACATAAGTGGAAGATATGTTGGTAAACAACAAAACGCTATAGCAATAAACACATATACCGGTCCAACTACATATACTAATGGTACGTCTTCAGTAAACGGCTATACAGGATCTTGGCCTGGAGATTCAGCATCTCCTGGTGTAATTGTTCCTGGAAATATTGTAATACAATCATTAGATAGTTGCATATATGAAATGAACTGGGGTGGTCCTGGATATCCTGAAAATGTTAATGGTGGTGGATTAAGTATGGGAAATATTTATTTAGTAGGTGAAACTAGAGATGATGTTGCTGTTATTAAACCAGGAACTGACATATATTATGATATTTTAGAAAAAACATTTCCATCTGGTTCACCAGCATTCCAATATCAATATGTTAATAATCCAACATTACCTACTCAACTTAATGTGACATACCCGTCATTATTGTTACCTAGTGCAACTTATTATGTAGCATCAAATTATCAAGAATATCCTGGAGCTCTGTGGGGTTATTTGTATCCTACAGGTTCAATAATTTACCAATTTCCACATGTTCAAGTTACTTCAATTCCTTCTGTTGAATTTTCTCCGTCAGCTAATATAAATTTTAATGGAGCTTTATATCAAGATACCTCATCACTTGTGCGAAATGATTATTTATTAGGTAGCTTAAATGATGGAAATAGATGGTTTATGAGTTTTTATAGTGGTAGTGGGGGTACTGGTAGTTTAGTAGGAGGATTACCGCCAACTTGTGGTACAACATTACAACAAGTTGGATTTCCTTTTGAAATAGACCAATACCTTAGAACAGGTAGTGATAATCTCATAACATTTAAAGATAATGCTGCTATAAAATATTGGTTTGAAACCGGATCATCTTATTCTTCATCAGTCTCTCTTCTCGGTCGAGTTCAAATAGGTGGATATTTAAATACAAGTAGTGCAGGTATTCTAATTACTAAAGCTCAATATCCAACAAACGGTTTAACTATGTTTGGTCTTCCAAACTCAAATTTTGCAGGTGCAGGACAGGGTTATATATTATCTCAATACCCTAAAGAGGTAATAACTCAAAACCTAGACTATATCCTTAAAACATATGGTAATAAACCAACATAAAATATATTCTTAAAACAATACAGTAATAAACCTTAACTTTAACATATTTATAACAAACAAATAAACAAACATACAACTTTATGGGTTACTTGAATAACACTATCGTCACAGTAGACGCTATATTAACAACTAAAGGCCGCCAACTTATGGCTCAAAACGATGGAACATTTCGTATTACACAATTTGCGTTAGCAGATGACGAGATAGATTATACATTATATAATCCATACCATCCTTCAGGATCTGCATATTATGGAGAGGCTATAGACAATATGCCTTTACTTGAGGCATTTCCTCAAGAAAACCAAACAATGAAATATAAACTAGTTACATTACCTCGTGGTACAGCTAAATTACCTATATTAGATTTAGGATACCAAGCTATTGTAATTAAACAAGGTGCTTCATTAGCTATTACTCCTCAAACATTAAATTACTTAGGTGGAAATACATTCGAAACAAGCGGATATACAGCTACAATAGGTGATGTTAGAACAATGCAAACATTTGAAGGTGTTGGTGTTAATACTCCGGCTGCTACAACTTTAAATACAACTACAACATTGGGTACAAGTGTATCTAAAACAGTAGTTGGTACTACTATAAACTTACGTGCAACCACAGTAAACACGTTGTTTGGCACCAATACAGCGTTGTATACTACATTAACTGTAGTTGGTAGAGATAGTGGTGCTAGATTATCTATCCCGGTAACTGTAACAAAAGTATCTTAAAAATATTATAAAAATAAAAATATATAAACATGGCATTTAGTCCTTTAGCCCCTGAAGATTTTGTAGTGAGTTCTGATGCTATATCAGCAACTTTATGGTCAAACGGGAGTCCAACATTAACTACATTTTTTACCTCATCAACTCAAGCAGCTGGTTCGTCAGGTAATTTTTACTTAAACTTATACCAAACTGCATCTACTGATGCTGCTGCGTCTATTCAACTTGCTGTAGCATATGGTAATGCAGATGGTAGTGGTAGTGCCAACTACAATAACGCGGTTAACGGTAAATCTCCTACAGGTACTATTTTTGGACAGTGGCAAGATTTAGTTATTGGTGATGAAAATACAAATTTTATATTTGGAACAATAACATCATCTCAATTTTATGCTTTAACGTTTGATAGAACACGATATAAAGAATCTTTATTTTTAGGTTCATTATCTTTAACTTTAACAGGTAGTTCTGGTTCAATAACTTTAACAGATAATAGCAATTACGTTACTGCTGTTCAATATACTGAAGCTGGTAGAGTATTTCAACTTATAACTGGTTCTCAAGGTACTAAAGCAACTATTGGTACTCGTAATACAGCAGATGGATATTCAAAAAATTCTGGTTCATATGGTTGGTTATTACCTGACATTGGTTCTATTATCTTAAATCCTTTAGCATTAGCAGATTTTGCGACAAGTGGAGGTATAGGATTTCAATATAGTGGCTCAGCAACTGGTTCAACAGCTCCTGGTAAATCACCTAACGTAAGTATGTTTCAAGCTATAAGTGGAGCTGCAAGTTTCTCAATCAATAGTCAAGAAACAATAACATCAGATTATATCTTTGTAAGACCTAGAAGTGCAGAATATAACTACTCAGAAAACCCGTCATATATTTCAGGTTCAACTGGTGAAATAATATATCCTTACTTTATTAACAATCCACAAACATACATTACTACAATTGGATTATATAATGATACAAGTGAATTACTAGCAGTAGCTAAACTATCTAGACCATTACTTAAAAATTTCACAAAAGAAGCACTTGTAAGGATTAAGCTTGATTTTTAGAGAATGATAGCATTTAAACAACTCTTAGCATCTGATGTCATAGTGACACCATTCGAAGTAAACAAATCGTTTACTTTTAGTGGTTCTGGTATGATTGCTCCTACAGTTGGTATAGACAGATTTTTAGGTAAGAATATAAATTCAAACCCATTCATATCTGGTTCAAACCCAACAACAGGATATGTAT